CAAGATCTTTAAAGCTAACTAGAAAGTGTCCTAGCGCAAGCGATGACGGACTGGAAACAGATGATTCTGTTTTCACATACACTTTACCGGCGACGAGAGGCGGTTCAAAACTCTGCCTGTCAAGATAGTTCGACTCTATGCAAGTGTAGCTGAAAACAGAATCTATTTTCAACTGTTATGTGAGGTCGATGGTTCGAGTCCATCCTTGGAGGAGGAAATCCTCGAGTAGCTCAGCTGGCTAACGAGCGCACATAACAGCTGAAAGCAGAATTTAAACTGATATGTAACTCCTCCTTCCCTGCTAGCTAGGACGGGTGGTGTAGATCTGATGCTGATCGAAGGGTTCGAATCCCGGGAGAGCACTGCATATCAGTTTAAATTCTGTTTACACAAGGGCAATGATGGTCCTGTATTATGTTAGTGACGGCTAACATAAGCGACCCGTCAGTCGTAAGCACGGTTCAATTCCGTGGTTGCCCTGCTGTAAACAGAATTGTACTGTGTTTACACAGACATACTGGGTAGTAGCACTGTTAAGTAGCATTTGGTGATTCTTATGTGAAACAACAGGGTTAAACGCTTACGACAATAGGCGGGGATGCTGCAACTAATCACTGTAGCGACCCACTGCTGACGATAGAGTAACAGTATGTCGATGCAAACACAGTTTAAATTCTGTTTTCACATACACATCTAGCGTAATGGTAGCGCCAAGAAGTCCGAGACGCCAATGGTGGAGTAGGCAGCAAATGCTTGGATGAGGTTCGATTCCTCAATGTGTAGCTGAAAGCAGAATCTGTTTACACACACAATCTAAAGGTGTAAGGGTGACATATACCTTGGGCGAAGCGCAGTAAGATAGCACGAAGTACAAGTGCCGTATCTGTGTGGTAGTTTTAGAACAAGGTGGGGAGGTTCGAGTCCTCGTAGATTGTGGTTGTAAACAGAGTTTTGGGGGTTAGCCAAGTTGGTAAGGCAGCGGTTTTTGGTACCGCCATACGGAGGTTCGAGTCCTCCACCCCCAGCCAAATTATTCACTATGCAGGAGGTCGACATTCTGTGTAGAGAGAACACTGCATACGCCACAGGGCTACTCGGCGTATCGGGAAACACGGTCTGAGTCATAGCTTAGATGCAGGGGTAAAAGTCCCAATTGTGAGATGGCCCGGGAATTAGAATTGATCCATCCTCTGATCCGCTAACTGATTCTAGATAAGAAGTTAGCCAAGATGGTGACGTCGACCTTAGCTAAAGCTGTCCCTGACAGGTCGTTAAACTGGCTACCAACCTGAGTAGAAATAAACGTTGTAAAACTGCTCTCGAAATTCAAATAGGTGGCGGCAATCACCTTAACTGGGAGACTACATACCACAAGTTTTGCCGAACTTTGGTGTAGTAGACTGTTTCGTCTAGAGGATAGGACGTGCCCCGTGAAGGGGCGAGACATGGGTTCGAATCCCATAACAGTGTTGCTCCTAGTTAGAAATTATGGGTATTGTAGGTTCTAAACGGTTGACACCATAGGATATCCATGCTAGTAATACAGTAAGAAGACACAGAAACAAGCAACACAGAGAAGTGCAGATGGCAGTTTATCCGATTAAAATTGAGTCAGACATTTACCAATACGGCGAAAACGTGTTTGTTTGGTTTGACGAGACTGGTGGTGTTGGTGGTGCTTCCAACTACCTTGAAGAAGCAAGAGCACAGATGAAAAGATATGTGGAGCACTTGAATGAAACGGAAACAGAAAGAGCTTCCCAAAGCTCGTAATCCCTACGTAGCGCACATGCACTTCAAAGTTGCTGGTGCTCATGGGAAAAGCAAAAAGGTTCAACGCCGCAATGACAAGATGGCGTTGAAGAATGGATCGGTAGCTGAGTTGGTATAGCGATGGACTTTTAATCCGTGTCAACCTGGGTTCGAGTCCCAGTCGATCCACCATTGTTTTGATGATACACTCGACGGTTAACTGGATACCTAGCAACTGGACGCAGGGGCTATCCCAAGAAGTAGGGCACTACCACCGAAAGCTAGGAAATGAGTGTATCTTCTAAGTAATGAAATTGACTGAGTTCAGTGGTTCTCGAGATAAACTGTTCCAGTTGTTCGTCCGCCTGCTGTTCCCACCGTGGTAGGTCTAAAGTGACGTTAAGCATCCAAAAGTCAACGGTGGGCACGATTACTTTGATGATACACTGGTATGGTTATACAGTTCGAAATGTATAAGCAATCTACAAAGGTTAATGTAAGTTTGAATTGTTGAGTATACCAACAGTTTATAGATGGATCGGGTAACCTTAATAAATGTAGCAACCACCGATATGGTAGTGTATCTTCTAAGTAATACCATTGTTTTGATGATACACTGTGGGCTAACCAGTAAAGCCGTTGCCGTAAAAAGCGAGACAATAACGATTGTAGGTGCAAATCCTACCAGTGTATCTTCTAAGTAATGACATTGTTTTGATGATGCACTGACGCCGCGTGGTTACGGCAATACAACTAGGCTTATCGCAATCCAATGACCATAGAGGATTGAGTCGAGGTTGAGCAGTGTATCTTCTAAGCGATAAAAGGATATATCATGGTTAAGGTTCTAATCTACAGTTCAAAAGAGATCTATGATGCTGCTCCCTTCGAAGGTCGAGCAGAAGCGGACATTGTAGCTTATCGTAAGCCTGATGACTGCTATCAAATAATTAAGAACAGAACTAAACACTACATGGGATCCTACACTACTTTTCGAAGTATGCAGCTCACACTTAAATGGATTGAGCGTGATGAGTTTGATAGAGAATTAAAGAATGCGGGCGTAGCTCAGGGGTAGAGCGGCTTGCGGGTATGATGTAGAGGTAGCCTGTCACCTTGCCAAGGTGAACGCACGAGTTCGATTCTCGTTACCCGCTCCAATTTGTAACAACGGTAGATAAATATATATGACTATATAGGAGTCTACCATGCGTATATATAACTGTGCCTATTGTGGCAAAGAAAACAAATATCGTGGCGTACAATATGCCAACAAATACTGTAACAACAAATGTAGTGCTGCTCATATGACAGAACAACACAAGGCACAGTGGTTATCAGTTGTTGTAAAGCGTTACGATAGAGGTAGACTTCGTATTTGGTTATCTGAGGACAGAGGATATAAATGCGAATGCTGCGGTATAAGCGATTGGAACGGTCAGCCTATAACATTACAAGTTGATCATATTGATGGCAATGCCGGCGACGATAGTCCTAATAATTTAAGACTTATTTGTCCAAACTGTCACAGTCAAAGTGACACATTTAGCGGGCGTAATAAAGGAAACGGACGAGCGGCAAGGGGACTTCCTCTAAATTAATGTCGAGGGTTCGAATCCCTTCGCCCGCTCCAGTATATGCTGCTATAGCTCAGTTGGTAGAGCACCTGATTAGTAATCAGGGGGTCGGGAGTTCAAGTCTCTCTAGCAGCACCAAAGAAAACTAGCGCAGGAGGACAACTCCGTAAGTCGCAAGATATCACGGTACTTGCTTGAGGCCAAGTGGCTAAGTCCCAGTGGAGCAAGTTAAATCGCCTGTAAGGGTAGAGCCAACCACATTGCCCAGGTAGCTCAGTTGGTAGAGCAGTAGAATGTGTTAAAATGATAAATAATGACATAGGAGAACACTATGTCACACAAGAAGCACTATAACTGGACTGAACTACAACAAGATTATGATAATGGATTAAGCTATCGTAATTTAGAGAAAAAATACGGTGTTACGCAGAACGCAATAGCCAATGCTAAAAAAAGAGGCGATTTAAAAACTCGTACAATATCAGACGCGGGGTTATTGTATTTTAAACACAATACGCCGACAGTAATGGGTCAAGAGGCAAGAGACCGTCAATCTAAAAGAATGTCTGAAAATAATCCAGGCGGCAAGAGCAAATGGTTTGAAATAAACGGTAAAAAAGTTCAAGGTACCTGGGAGTTAAACTTTGCTAAACACTGTAATAAGCACAGTATTCAATGGGACAGATGTAAGCCGTGGAAGTATGTAAAAGACGGCAAGACTAGAAGTTATACACCTGACTTCTATATACCTAGTAAAGACTTGTATATAGAAATTAAAGGTAGATGGTGGGGCGACGATAGAAGAAAGATGGATTGTGTCATAAAACAACATCCTGATAAGAATATACTGATACTTGAAAAAGAACAGTATAATAAATTATTGGAAGGTGAGCTAGTTTGGTAATAGCGCTGGTTTGAAGAACCAAAGAATCAGGTTCGATCCCTGGACCTTCCACCAAACATGGGTGTCGGCGGTTCGAGACCGTCCCTGGGCACCATACACATGTAGAAGGAAGATGAAATGAAACTAACACTACGCAAAGCAAACGCTGTTCAACACAGCATCAACGAAATGATCAAATCGCTTGATCTTAACACCACTGTCACTCTCAACGAGTTTGTAGAGGTCAAGGATCAAATCCAAGCAGTGCATGATCGCTTCTGGACACATGCTGCCACACGCAACAAGCTGATGTTGTCGCTGTATGAAATTCGCCAAAAGGTAGCCAATGCTAACGCTGCTGCTGGCATTAATGACATGCTAGCAGAGGTGGCTCATCTTGAAAAGCAGATCGGTCATAACACTATGCTTGCGGGCAAAGGCGTTCAAACAGCACTTGTGGTGCTTACCGGGCAGCTTAAAAAGCAAGCAGACGCCAAAGAGGATGCATACTCTTATAGTCGCAGAGACGTGACTACTTCTATTTTTTCGGAAGCAGAAGTAGAAACATTCCGCCGTGACGCTGCTGAGGGCAAGCGCCAAAAGCAAAAGTTGCAGGATGAACTGCTTGAACTAAACGTTCAAACAGAAATTGAACTAGAGGAAGGCACTGCGCTTTTCCTAGAGAAAGCAGACATCCTATAAAGTTTGGTAGTTAAGCGGGTTAGACTCTCAGAGTACCCGTAAACTACCCAGAGTAAGGAAACGAGTAAGTCAAGAAGAAAAACAACGGTTCAAGGAATCTTCCGGGATCCTCCATGCTATTGTGTTCTGGTTTTATTAAAGCATCATGCTTGCACATTGATGACCAGAGATATAAAGCGTTCTGCACGTTGTGGATTGTTTGTTTGCACAAGTAGGTCTGTATCCCACGCTACATGCATATTGCTCGTCTTGATGTTTACACTTTCTTTACTCTGTCAATAATTCAGGGGTATTAGCTCAGCTGGGAGAGCGATTGCTTTGCAAGCAATAGGTCAACGGTTCGATCCCGTTATACTCCACCAAACTATAGAAATACGCTTGCAGCAGCCTGCAAGATATGTCTTGACGCTGCTGCAAAACCATGCTAATAATGGCACTGTAACAACACACGGAGAACGTACTATGCTTGAATGTTTGATCATGGGCGACAGCATTGCAGTTGGCATTGCACAGCAACGTCCAGAATGCACAGTCGAAGCCAAGGTGGGCATCAACAGCTTGGACTATGTCAACGGCTTGTATTTCTTCTACGCAGTGACACCTGCAAAGACCACTGTGATCAGCTTGGGCAGCAATGACTTTGACAACAGCCAAACGTATCCCGTGCTGACAGTGCTGCGCGATGAGATCCGGGGTGCTGTGCTGTGGATCTTGCCTGCACGCAACCTCGAAGCACGTAACGTGATGCTTACCATCGCTCGCGAACGCGGTGACGCAGTAGCAGATACCCGCGCCTGGCCCTTGTCGCACGACGGCGTGCATCCCACTGCAGCAGGCTATCGCGGGCTAGCTGCAAGCTTCTAAACAATCACGAGATAGTGCCATACATTCTGCGGTGTGTATGGCAGGGTAGGGGAGCAACACGGCAGCGTGCTGCGATGCATGACGGTGCCCCTACCTACAATATTGTGTCGGCGTAGCTCAGTTGGTAGAGCAGCGGAATCATAATCCGCGCGTCGCTGGTTCAAGCCCAGCCGCCGACACCAAACAAATACGGCCTGTTAGTCGAGTGGTTTAAGACGCTTGCCTGTCACGCAAGAGAGCACGGGTTCGATCCCCGTACAGGTCGCCATTATTACAATAGAATGGTATGCGATAGCTGATATATAATCTATATAATCAAGTCAGGAGTCACACGCATGTTATTATACGCCAACGGTTGCAGCCATACCAGAGGTGCTGACATAGATCAGTATTCTGAGGACAGCCCAGACAAATCGTTTGCAGGAGTAGTTGCTGATAGATTAGGTTGGGAATATGCAAACGAAGCCAAATCTGGCGGTAGCAATGGCAGGATAGTGCGCACCACGCTTGCATTTGTTGAAGACTACAAGCGCACACGCGATACACACAATCTGTTTGTGATGATAGCATGGACAGGGCCAGATAGGCTAGAAGTCAGCAGTCTAGGCAAGACCTGGGACATGCGACCCACTATGTGGGGCATAGACCAGTTGTGGAGCCAAATACCGGATGCAGTTAAGACGCATTTTATGTCATTCTTGGAACTCAACGATGATGTGTTTTACATCACACGCTTGCTGAATGACATGCTTATGATGTCTGCATATCTAAGATCCAACAATGTTGAGTTCATGTTCGTTAACTCGTTTATGCCTGTGGAATATTACAGAAATACAAATGCCGAGTTATGGTACAGTCTCAGTAAAGAGTTTTTCTGTGCCGACGCGCCGCAAGGTAATTTTTACGAATATCTACTCAGCTGCGGTTACACAAAGAACCGAGATTATCATTTTGGGGCAGATGCGCATGCGCACTACGGCGAACTGTTAACAGCTTACTTGCGTACTGCTCAACAATCAGGCAGTATCAAATCTTAATAGCTTTAACTAATAAGTGCCATCCAAGATACTCTCGCACTGCAGCACGCATGTCCTCGGGCATGTGTTCAAACCATGGTTCTAGTTCGTACCGGCCGGCACGGTATGCATCTACATTATACATGAAACAGTGATCTTGCCGTATGCGGCCAACCGTAAACAAGCCGTCTATTAGATCATCTATATCGTTGTGCGTGTAGGTCTTAGCATAGGGGCAAGCATCCTGTGCTTCATACTGATCAAGTCCTTTGCGTATCATAGCATGCTTCCAGCTGTTTGCAGCATACACCATGAATCGCAGCTCGCCGTGATCACGCAGAACTGTGTGTGCATTCTTAACTATGCTGCGATCATCTGGATGATGATGTATCACACCGCAGCTGTAGACCATATCAAACAGCCCGAGATCACTGAGAGATGCACTGGCATCGCGTTGGTAAAACTCTCCTGGTAAATTGAACACACTAAAGCGATCGCGTGCCACTGCTAGACTCTGTTCGCTGAGATCAATGCCAACGTATTCGGCACCATAGCGTGCAAACTCCTCAGCATCGGCTCCTATACCACAGCCTATCTCAAGCACACGCTGTCCCTGCCATTGGTGGAAACTGGCAAAGTCTCTGATGTGAGGTTCTACAAAATATCTGCGAGCATTGGCTTCGCGATAGTACTCAGCAGTGCCAACTGGTTGATCACTGTGCCGAATGTTGCAGGGCTGTGCGTCCCAGTAACGTTGTATCTTTTCTATTAGCTCCATGGTATGATACTTACCATGAAAACCACAGGCATGTAGCTCAATGATAGAGCGCTTGCTCGACACGCAAGAGGTCGCAGGTTTGATCCCTGCCATGCCTACCAAATATTGGCCCCATCGTCTATCGGCTAGGATACCAGACTTTCAATCTGTAGAGACGGGTTCAACTCCCGTTGGGGCTACCAAAATATTGTTAAATAACAGATGCGCTTGATAGATCTATTCCTCACTGAAGCCGAGCTTGATGAACTAGAGTTCATGGGCAGCACTTGCACCAAGGACTGTAGTGGTCACAAGGCGGGTTACAAATGGAGTTTGGATCGCAGCGGGCGGCAACCCAGTTCAAACAGCCCTAGCTTTAACAAGGGTGCTGCTATAGCGGCTAACGTGCGTGTTGCCAGGCCGCAAGGCGGCGGCAAGTTTGCCAACTATCTCAGCCAAACGCCCACTGCTGTGCGCAAGAGAACGCAGCGGGCACAACCAAGAGTCCAGCCGCCCACACCAGTGGCTCCGACTGTTTAATCATTTGCGACTGTGGTGGAATGGTAGACACGCTAGCTTGAGGTGCTAGTGACGAAAGTCGTGGAAGTTCGAATCTTCTCAGTCGCACCAATATATCTATTGACACGATGCAATATCGTGCTATATATTACTAGAGACATGTAGTTTATTCCTGATAGCTCAGTTGGTAGAGCGTTTGATTGTTAATCAAAATGTCCTTGGTTCGAGCCCAAGTCAGGGAGCCAATTACGACCGGATGTCACTGTACTGGCCTAGTCGCCTTTATACACTCCGGTCATCTAAATATTCAGCCGCATATGCTCATAAAAAGGGGTCCCAAGCTTTTACACTGGGACCCCCGATCGAGTAGGCTCTATTAATTTTGCATTTACTTTTGCTTGTCTTTAACACCATTGGTGTTAATAAAAGCGTTAAACTTCTCAGCTACTTCTAGCACCTTTTCGACACCAGGTACCTCTGGCATGGTTACACTGTGAACCACTTGGCCCTTGTTGACATCGTGCTGAGCACTGAACTCCATTTGTCCAATTTTAGTTTTGTATTCAAACTGCACTACGTCTTTGGCAATATCCAGCAACTGTGTGCGGATTTCATATCCGTTCTTGTTGAACTTTACTTCTGGCATTGTTAGCGACTTCATGTTTTCTGCGACGTCTTGTGCGAACTTTGCGTAGTCAAACTTGAAATAGTCTTGCATTTGTATTTCTCTCTCTGTGTGTTGTTGACGCAGCACTGTTGCTGCTGTATATATTTACTACAGAACGATGACAAATGCAAGAGTCAATGGTCCCTTAGCTCAGTGGATAGAGCAACGGTCTTCGGTCCAAGGGTATCAAAGCCCAGTGAAGTGCAAATCTTCTAGGACAAAATTAAACCGTAGGTCGTAGGTTCGAATCCTACAGGGACCGCCATTTTACCTGTATAAATACTTTTACATTTTTATATTTGCAAAAAAAATATTGTATCCGACTATAGATGCTTGATACCATACCATTAGCATTTCAGTCATACGACTCTGCATATGATTGGTGGGTGCCAAACACCATACTCAGCGGGTCAGTTGACGCAGTTAAAGGTCCTGCTACGCATGGCACAGCATGGTTCGATGAAAATGGCAATGTTCGACGCAATGATCAACTATACGGCCATCCGCATGCACCCTGGGTGCTGCTCAGCAACATCCCACACGGACAGCGCTATATCTACCCAGTGATGTTAGCCGAAAGGGAATATTTCGAGCGACATGCTGATCAAGGATTTAATCATGTTGATCCGCGAGTCTTAAGCGATGTGCGTGCAGGACTTGCTCGCATTGTGTTGTTGATGACCATGGAGGGGTCAAGTGGGGTAACAGGTCGTTATCCGCAGGATCCGTTCATATTAGATTCGTGGTGTCGTGCCGCCGGTTTAGAAAAACACATGGTCTGGTACGTGCAAGGCAATCTACGGTTAGGGGACATCAGCAACGATTTGCGATTCACAGCTGACTACATAGACGTGTCTCGACTATGGGCACAACCGCAAGCCAACATAACCAACTGGCAACCAGAATCTAATCGAGATCTGTTTTTATGCTACAACAGGATAGTACGACCGCACAGGCTATTGCTGGTCGCACAGTTGATGGCTGCAGGTTTAATTGACCGAGGATTGGTCAGTTGGCACGGATACGAGTGTTACAATGCAGAGAACATGATCTGTAGCATAGGTAGATCAGATCTAGTGCCACAGGTACAACAACTGGTCAAAACTGCTCCGTGGGAATTAGATACCGGCTTTGCGCAGGCGTTAGATTTCCCGCAGGCACACGGGTCTCAGACTTTCTTAAACTTGGTATCAGAGACTGAATATGCAAGCGACTGCATGCACATAACTGAGAAGACCTATAGGCCATTAGCGTATGGGCATCCATTCTTGATGCTAGCTTCGCCGGGCCAACTGTCTACACTACGTGATCGAGGGTATCATACGTTTGGGCGCTGGTGGGACGAAAGTTACGACGACGAACTAGATATAGACCAACGTGTGCGTGCTATTGTTGGCATAGTGAAAGATCTCTCGCAGTTGCCCAGGGAGCGACTGGCGCACATGCGATATGAGATGCAGGATACACTGTTACACAATCTAGATATTTTTACTAAATCGTCTACTGACACACAGCGAGCCAACGGGTACACTGGGTTAATATATGAATCAGTGCAGAATATATGGCGATCATTTTGAACCATTGGATTGGTATATTGCAAGAATAGCACTTGATGTTATAATTACTGCAGCAGCTGCGTATGGCTGCAAACAAACTATGCGGGTGTGGTATAGGGGTTGTGCCTTAGCCTTCCAAGCTAAAGAGACGGGTTCGAACCCCGTCACCCGCTCCAAAGGTCCATTGACCAGATAAAGGATTTGAAATGAAGAAATTATCTGCACTAATTGTGCTGGTTGCAGCAGTAGCATTGATAGCAACAGCAGCATGGTGGAATCATCCTATGCTGTTGCAGGCGCCTAAGACAGCTAGTACGTTTACGCCTAGCTTTGTAGTAGACTATGCCAAATGCGGCACCAATCCAGTGATATCTGGGACCTCGGTCACGTTTGGATCTGGGACTACCTGTGCTGCGGGACGTGTGGTCAGCACACATGGTTACAAGAACATCACGCAGATCACTGCTACGGTGGATCTCAGCAAGGTCACGCAGAACTACGTGAATGCTAGCTTCTACATGGTATCGAACCCAATCAGTCCTAGTACGCAGCCAATTGGTGATGCATACTGTGATGCTGGTGGTAACAACAACAGCTGGAACTGCCGAGAGATTGACTTCGTTGAAACCAACGGCAACAAGATCACACAGACCACACTGCACCTAGGTGATGGCGGCAGCAGCGCCCCACAGCGCTATGAATATGCATATGCTGCCACTGCTAACAACCCTTGCTTCAACTACAGCAACATGCAAGATGACAGTGCAGCTGGCACGCACAGCTTGGTTGGCAAGATTGATATGACCAAACCGTTCCAGATGACCGCAGTGTTCAACTATGTTACACCCGGCATGACAGTTACCTATAGCCAAAATGGCAACAGTGTTGTGGTATATGACACTGCTGACGGCACGGGTGCAAAGGGCAGCGGCACGCTGGACATGAGCGATATGGCTGCAAGCATGGCTAATGGCTATTGGTTGGACCTCAGCTTTTGGCAAGGTTATAGCCCAACTGGCCCGGGCGGTACTTGGTGGAATGGCAGCTGTGCATGGGGTAGCCTCTGCAATACCAGCAGCCAGTATTGGGGTATCAGCGACATCGTTGTGACAGCAGACAGCGAGATCTAATAACTAACATTAGAAAGGAGACAAGCATGAAACAGCGAAAACTGGTCAGTAAACTGTATCGCGCTTGTCTCGACCACGACGAGAAGACTATCACAAAGCTGCGCAAGGCGGAGTTTAAGAAGATCTTCAAGCACCGGGCCGAGAACAAGTCGTTCGGTACTAAATGGACGATAGTATACTGATTTAAAAAAAAATACGGGCTCTTAGCTCATCTGGGAGAGCGCCTGCTTTGCACGCAGGAGGCGAGCGGTTCGAGTCCGCTAGGGTCCACCAAAACTATGGGCGATTGGCGCAGCGGTAGCGCAGCTCCTTTACACGGAGAAGGTCGGCGGTTCAATCCCGTCATCGCCTACCATATACACTTGACACTGCATAGTCAACGCAGTATAATATTAGAATGCCCTTATAGCTCAGTTGGTAGAGCACCTGATTTGTAATCAGGGGGTCGCGGGTTCAAGTCCTGCTGGGGGCACCATTACTACAATTTTTGATGTATCCAGCTAGCTACTAGCTCGCTGGGTATCACATCAAACTGCGGTAGATGATCTGCAACTGCCCTATCAACTCCATCACAGTGACCAGGACGATAGTCGTGCCCTGCTAACCACCCGCCGGTTTTTATCTTGGGTAACCAAGCTTTGATATCAGCTGACACTGCAGCATAGCGATGATCAGCGTCGATATATACAAAATCCAAGCTTGCGTCAGGATAAGATTCTGCTACTGCAGGACTCGATGCTTGTATAGCATTGTAGTATCCCACTGCTGGTTGCATATGGGTATGAAATACTTCTGGGCTGTTTAAATAAAATTGCACACTGGTCCACGGGTCAATGCAGTCAAATCGTATCTGCTTACCACTGTTGGCTATCTCCACCGCCATAAAGGCTGCGCTGCAGCCCTGATGGCTACCAACTTCTACGAAATGTCCATGGTTGGGTGCAAGCTGTACCATGCGTTCGTATATGCTTGCATAATCAAACCATCCTGGTATGTCGTGATAAAAATGTTCCATGTGCTTACCAACCAATTGCATGATAAAGGTCGCCCACTGTGTTGGACCGGCGTATTGGCAGACCTGATTCGGTGTATGATCGGCTAAAGAAGCTGGTGCAGTATCCTGGGTGCGACGGTTGCCAAAAGTCCTTGCGTTGCCAACCTTGGTTGATGATGTGCTCTTGCACATCGTTGTACTGCCAACGGCAGCTGTTGTCCAGTATGATATAACCATTCGGGTTGCACATCATAGCCGCATAGTATAGACAAAGGCTGCGAGCCATACCGTCTACCACAACCACATCAAAGTAGCCGGGTGCATGATCAAATATCTGGCTGGCATAGCCTCGAAAAGCATGGTTATCCATACCGTGATATTCAGTTTCGGTTGCGTTGTTTGGATGCTCGGGTAGATCAAAATTGCTGCTGAAAAATGCTGCGTCGGCAGCGTGTGCACCAAGCAACACTGCTGCATCTTTCTCAGTCAACACGATGACATCTGGGTCATTGGCATAGCTGCTGCTGTGCTCTATGGCTTTGACCAGAGCACAGTGCGCTTTGTAGTAGCGTGTGCTGCTGCCGCTGCCATATTCAAACACACGCCATGTGGGTTTGATGATACTGCTTAGATATTCTAATGCTGGTGCAGTGTACATTGGCTGAGCCACGATAACATCTTTCTGTGTAACATATCATGTTATATATGCAAAATATCACGCCCCAGTGACGGAATTGGTATACGTACCTGACTCAAAATCAGGGTTGTGGGAGTTCAAGTCTCCCCTGGGGCACCAACACTGCATCCTTAGCTCAACTGGATAGAGCGCCGGCCTACGAAGCCGGAGGTTAGGAGTTCGAATCTCTTAGGATGCGCCAAAAAAAATTGAAAATAGTGGTTGACCTCTTAGAACGAGGCTGTATATTAACTGTATAGACGCTGAAGACGAAGACGAAAGTTTAGAACACAGCGTTAACGACATTGGGGGCTTGGCCCCACTAGGATAAGCGTGGTAACACGTCCAAAGCTGCAAAGCCTACATAGCAGCGCCAGCAATGGTCCGTCCAAGCAAGCCTGGGTTAGAGTTGACTCGGTAATACCGAAAGCAACTCCCGTCCGTAGGAGGGCGGTAAGCAGTAAGTTGTCGTTACAGGTCCGAAAGGACGGCGTCGGAGCACAATCGTGTGAGACTGCAATTGAGTTGGCGCTCAAGCCTGTAGCACGCCAAGACGACGAGTGCCAAAGACCAACAGGTAGATGTGAGTCTGACTGTTTGCGCAGAAAGGCAGAGCATCAGTTCGAGAGTAGAAGGGTTAGGCCCCGGAAACTTGAAGAACGACTGAGTAGCCCGCAAGGCAAAAGGTATGAGGCGTGTTGTATTGGGTGGAGCAAAACTTCATTCAGCAGCGGAGGTAGCACGTCTTAGTAGGTTGCATAACATAGCTCATTGGTAGAGCAATCGCTTTCCACGCGATCGGTAGCAGGTTCAACTCCTGTTGTTGATAACAAATGCAAAGTCTACCTCGGTTGAATGTGTAAGGTGTCAAATGCTTGGCTCGCAAGGGAACCAAGTCCAACAAAGCTCGCAAGGCAGAGTTGGTTCGTGTTAGATGCTTCGTAACGGGTTAGCGCCTGTGAATGGCTCGCAAGGTCAACGGAGAGCAAGATGCGGAATAGCATTCAGCGACGAGTCTACTGCCTGACTCTAAAAACGGCGACACTGCTAGTGGACCATGTTACTCGCAAGAGGATGTGGTGGATGTCGGAAGAAAGCGGCTCGCAAGGCTGGCAATAATGTCCGAGGCACTGGTGCAGAGCGTGTAATCTCAGCGTTCATAAAACTTAGTTATTATATTATATAATGGTCCCCACTGAAAAGTAGAGGGACCATTTCTATCTTACACGGAAGGGTGGTCGAGTGGCTGATGACGACAGTCTTGAAAACTGTTGTACCGCAAGGTACCGTGGGTTCGAATCCCACCCCTTCTGCCAACATACACAATGGAGCAAGCAACATGGATATCAAGGACTGCATCAAAGGGACGGTTGAGTTCCTCTACTATCGCAAAGGCGAGCTGTATTACCAGTGTGAAAACGGTTTCACCTTTACAGTACCCGTGTCTGATACTGGTGATGCGTCCTTTGGTGCGACTGATCGTGCCATGTTGTTCATGCGTTGGATCCGCAAGGAACTTGCCAAAGCCGAACCTGTAGCATGAGCAGCTTGAACCATACATGCGCTGAGCTTGCTGTAACTGCTTGTATCAGCTGTGTGCAGTTGCAGCATGTGCAAGGCAGCTATGCACAACCTGCATTTGATTTGTGCACCTCGAGATGCTATATATAGTAGAGTTGACGTTAGCGTTAACTTCACACACAGCAAGAGGAAACAGATATGATTATGAAGATGATACGCAAGATTGAAGTTTGGTTAAAGCAGAACCGTACCGTGCGCGAGCTTGACTCACTGACCGACCGCGAACTAGTTGATATTGGCATCAGTCGCTATGACATCCACAGCATAGCCAAGCACATCACCATACGAGACTGCATCACAGCATGATGCAACTTATCATTGCGTTGTGGAACGCATACACCACAGTCGATAAAAGACATAGATAACACCAAACAAAAAGTATGATGCAAACAGGGGCTTTTTGCTCCTGTTCTCATATCTAGCCAGACTGTAAATAACTGGTTGCTCGCAGTAAATATAGTGTTATACTAATGTTTGTAGCCCGCGTGGTGAAATTGGTAACCACAGCAGACTTAAAATCTGCCGCTATATGCTTGCCGGTTCGAGTCCGGCCGCGGGCACCAGTTAAAAGTGAGGTTGATTTGAAAAGTAGTCTCGACTATGCTGAACTATCAGGACTCACTCAAAGCATGAAAAATCTTTCGTGCGTTCCAGAAATTGAACGCACAGAAGAATGGGCACATGTGATTCGATGGATGACTAAGCGTATTGACTATCTTTCGAAGAAATAGATTATTGCGGGGTAGAGCAGTTGGTAGCTCGCTTGGCTCATAACCAAGAGGTCGTAGGTTCAAATCCTACCCCCGCAACCAAACTATCATCTGGCCATTATTTCGCGCAGCATAGCGTGATTGTCAAAGGTGGTGATGGCGTTGGATATTGCCAACAGCAGATTGGCCACTAGTATAGCGGCCTGCAGCCAGGGCCAGATTTTTTTGAATTTTTCCATACGGTATTTACTCGCACTGGTCTGGCGATTGACATGTGTGCATGTGAATATTATACTATGGATATACGTCTACGTAGCTCAGCAGGATAGAGCGTCAGTTTCCTAAACTGAGGGTCGGGTGTTCGAGTCACCCCGTGGACACCAACATTGGAGAACTATGATGCCCCCGATTAAAGCACCTAAGAAAACCATCAATACCATCAGCGACAAGCTGGTCAAAGTCGGTGAAAATTTCACAATCAATCGCTATGACAACGGCTTCATGATCGAAGTCCAAGGCCGTGATACCGCCGACGAATGGGCCACTGCCAAGATCATGGTCAGCACAGTTGACGATCTAGTAGCACTGGTGCGCGAAGCGGTTGAAATGGAAATGCAAAGCTAATAGAGCGCCCCCATAGTTAAATGTTATAACACAGTCTTGGTAAGACTGAATAGCTAGTTCGATCCTACCTGGGGGCACCATCGCACAGTTGCATAGTTTTTTCCAATGCACTACATTGTCAATGGTAAGGGCAATCACAAGTAATTGCGTTGACAAAAACACCTAACCAGTCTATAAATATTATACTACGGTAAACAATTTACCAACAACAAGGAGACTACAGATGGCTTGGAACACACCTAAAGTTGCAGAAGTTGCTTGTGGCATGGAAATCAACATGTATGCTAAGGCTGCATTGAAGTAATAAACTCTATAGTTTTACGGTTTCTTTAAACTGACTGTTTTAAAATGCCCTGTCCAAGACAGGGCATTTTTGTTTGTTTACTTGGGTGCTACAGGCTTGAGTAGAGAACCCCAATCGCCATTGGTTATCGCAGCTTCGTTAGGAGCATTGCCCCCAACTGGATAGGTAGCACCGGGTGCTGCCTGCGTGAATCCAATCTGTCCCTGTTTGACATGTGCGTGAGTCCACGGGCTTTCCATGATTGGACCATAGCACGTAGCCAGCTTGGCACCATTCACAGGTTCGGCTTGTATCTCACATGGATAACTCCACATGTTGCTCATGCCAGTCTCTGGTGTGTCGCCAATTGTAAACGAACGGAACTGTGCAGGTGCTGCTGCCCACGACGGTGCCTGCGGATAGTTGGTCACAGGTGGTACGCCAAACAGGCTCCAAATCTTACCTGGTGCGCTGTCACAGCTGCCATCCATGAGATCCAAGTCAGCGATAGCATCACCTTCCAGGATCGGACACACTGCTGCACCTTCTTTAAACGTCTTGTTGCCAACCTTCATGGTCTTGCCAGTTGGTGTAGTAGATGATCCTGCGCACAGTGCGTATTGACCGTGGCAGATACCCAGCGTGTGTGCGTATGCGGGTACTGCAGACAGCATCATGATAGCAAATATAGTGGTTAGTATGGTATGGAATCTCATGTTTTCCTCCGATAGAGAACCTCGGATATTTATGTGTGGCATTTTTGGTATTTTCAATTGACACTTTCTAAAAAGATGCTAAATTAACTGTAACGGAGCGGTGGCCGAGAGGCTTAAGGCAAACGGTTGCTAACTGTTCGAACCCGAAAGGGTTCCGTGGGTTCGAATCCCACCCGCTCCGCCAAATTATCCAGGACATGTGCCCGAGAGGCTGATGGGACTCGCTTGGAAAGCGAGCGTACCTTCATTGGTACCGTGGGTTCGAATCCCACTGTGTCCGCCAAATTACACAAACAATGCCATTACAAACCGGTTGACACATATCTTTAATGTGCTATAACAGCAGTATGGCGAGGGCAATGATGCCTAGGGCCAATTTGGATAACCCACTGGGTTAGAGCACATAGGGAAAACTACACATGGCAAGATCTCAAGGCCGCGCAACTGTACACAACGGTATTGCTATTTTTATGCGTCCGTACAAGAAGCCTTTTTCATTAGACGCAAGTTTTATTGACACTGATGACATGAGCAAGAACTATACAGATGGGTTGATCCCATTGGTAGATATTGCTGCAGCAGTCGATGCTGCTGTGGGTGTTTGGCAAGGCAAAGTACACAGTACATTCAACATGGTCAACTTGACGCCAAGGTTTGAGAGTGTACCAAAGCGTCATATCTTTAGCCATCCGGCGTTTAACCGAGATACTAGTCCAAACCACTGCCTCAAATTAGAAAAGAATTGGATCGACCAATTTGCTACTACAGGCTTAGGTTTGAAGATGCCGCCAAAATATGGCGACATTGTGCTCAATTGTGATAGCACGCATACAGGTGTGAATCGTATCCGTCAAGGTATGACTGAGCTACCATTTTGGCTCGCAGACATTCCAGATCAGGGTAATCGCGATGATACTATGAAATTAGGTCTGTATATTGCAGGTTACATGTTCCTTATGATCAACGTGCTAAACAAGCGCGGCACTGATATCTTTGATCAGCATAAGATCAAGGTAGCATGTGGCATTTATCCTGCACACCTTATTGAGGCTCGCATCAGCAAGACTGCTGCGTTTGTTAAGCGTAGTGGTATGAAGATTACTAATGCTGTACACAACCTTAATGAGGCTTACGAGACATTTGACCTAGACAAGCACACTAACAACCCGGGTCGGCTGTTAGAGACGGTGTTAGGCTGGCATGTACGCAACTTCCTGCACCAAAGCATCGACGGATGTTTGTGCACTAGCTTTGCTATGGTACTGCGTGACAACGAAAAGAATGGTATTAACTGGACCGATGCTGAGATGGACCAGGTGGCTAGCATGCTGCGCAACAAGTACAAGAAGGCACGCGAAGCGCAGCTTGCAATCAAAGATGCATGCCCGGAAGGCAAAGAACTAGGCCAGACTGCGCTTGCACATAACTGGGTAGTCAGCAATGGCATCAAGCATCTGGTAGCCAAGAACACCAAGCTTGCTGTAGACCGCGACTTGATCCAGAGCTGGAAGGAGTCATTCTAATGAACTGGATCTATGTGCTTACACCCCCTGCAGGTTCATGCAATAAGTTTGGCATCAGCAGCAGTATTAGAGGACGATTAGGCAAGTACCAACTGCCTTACGGGCCTACTTGGGAAGCGTCCTTTAGCTGGTTAGCTGGTCATAATGATCCAAAGGTTATTAGTTGGATCGAAGACAGCATAGCTGGTCAATTTAGAAATCATCGCTGGGGCGTAGGCCCTGGCATGACAGAATGGCTAGACAATGTTACTGTACAGCAAATCAGAGACCACGTGATGTTAGTTAATAATGATCTTAATCTTGGTTTGATCGAATACGGATTTGGTCCCTGGACTCCAATACGGCTAGCTGCAGAGTTTCCAGACAACATTTAGATGAGAACGCTATACGTTTTGTTCACTAAATATCTTGCGGTCACCATGCAATGTCAAACACAGGTCACAGACCATATGATATACGCGAACAAACGACCCTCGACGGCAAGAGGTATTACACGGTGATCCGTGATGATCAGATCGTGCTGATCACACAAAACCTCCGAGAAGTCCACCATTACCAGGAAATTAACAACGCTGGTCGGGCGCAGGGTCCGGTAAGCAACACCATGGAGAGTGACGATGTTACCAAAAGAAATTGATATCCACGGCCTGAAAACATTTGCAGAGTCTTGCGGTCCGGGAACCAAGCTGTACCTAGGTTGTGACAGCGAACGCTTGATCTATCAGAATCGCTGGCATGCCGATTACATCCTAGCAGCCGTGGTGCACATGAACGGTAAGCACGGCTGCAGGATCTTTGGCAGCATGGTCAGAGAACCCGACTATGATCAGCGCAAGGATAGGCCACAGATGCGCTTGATGAACGAAGTCTACAAGGTCAGCGACCTGTATCTCAAGCTGGCCGAGATCATGCCCGACTACGACATCCAGGTTCACCTAGACATCAATCCAGATGAGAAACACGGCAGCAACTGTGTGGTACAACAAGCAATCGGTTACATCCGAGGCACTTGCAACGTGATACCGTTTGTCAAGCCAGATGCATTTGCTGCAAGCTATGCAGCAGATCGACTCAAGGGCATCAGAACCCGTTTGGTAGCATGAGCGATCACACACATACTGCCACAGCTGAGACCATATGGCATTTCAGCTGTGGCAACTGTCACAATTGGTGGAGCTATGCCACCATGGAAACAGCATGGCGTCCTAAAACTATGCACTGCCCGCACTGCGGTCATCACGCAGAGATAGTGAGTGATGCTGTGTCAGAATCTTCTAACATGGCAGCAATGGGCACGTATCGCTTGCATAAACACACAAGCCCGGATCAACCCCGGGTTTGTTCTATCAACTCACTGAGGTATAGCCCAATAGCACGATTGCCTGCTAAGGTCTGATGCGACCCTAACCATCGATGAAAGTTGCCATTGTTAGTCAGATTGTGTGCAGTGTTTGACTCCAGCAGCTTTGCAAATAGATCGTCAGCCAGCCGCACAATCAAATCGTTGTATGGTTCCATCATTGGCTCAAAGAACGAAAACACATAGGTCTTGATGCCTAGTTCTATCAGCAGCGTGCGCAGGTATAGCACTGCTGCTTCTTCATAAAAATCCAAGCTAGGACTGCCGCATACGTCTACAGTATATCGATCTATATCAAAGTTTGATAGTGTGCCGTAGTTGTTCAATATCGTCTGGTATTGAGTGGGGTGACTGGTCATGCTGGCCATGTGAGGTACATAAGCTCGATGGCAAGTTGTGTGTACATCGCAGCAATCATTGTTAGATACATCGAGACTTGCGTTTTTAAAATCTGGTAACCATAGACTAAATCTGGGAGCAGTTGTTTCGGCAATGATAACAGTATTGTACTGATCTAAGTTGCCAGCAGCCTTGATCGATCGCACGATTTGTGCCCAGTCTGTGTATCCGCCTCCACCAATGGCGTATACATCTATCTGCTTGTTTTTCAGCTGCTGTATGTGATTATACCATCCAACGTTGCTGTCTAAGCGTTCATATCCGTCGTGTGGTACGTAAGAGCCCAACGTTAGGCTACAGCCAACTATCAGGGTTTTACTTGACATGCGATTATTTACTATCCATTGCCATTGCGGCAAATACTCCGCGACGTGTTCTATTGCTCCATGTGCCCTGCTGTACCCAATGGCAAGCAAAACTAAGATCAATCATGCTAAGCTTGCGGTGTTGGACTTGTATGCGTTGCCAATCGTTATCATTAAGACCATTGCTAGCGTCTACCAGATCGGGCCTGGCCAATCGCCTTGCACGTATGGCACTGTTGCTGTTAGTGCGGCCAAAGTCGATGGCACACCATGGTTGGTCCGGAGTCTTGTGTGGTATGCCTGCTACGAAATCTGGTTGCTGATATGCAATGTTAAAGTCAGCTGACCAGTCTCCTTGCTGGTCTATCTCAAACTTGTAAACAGCAGTGATAGGACAGGCCACGTTATCACCAAACTCGCGCAGATCTTCTTCCGCATCAAATCGTATCTCAGCAGTGTATGCACCTCTGGTCCGCCACAGTATGCGTAACAAGGGCCATATCTCATTGGCCACGCTGTCAGCAACTGTGCCGCAACCTGTTTCAATTATGTCATAATCAAACTGTTCATATTCAATCTGTTTTAAACAGGTGGGATCGACAAATCGTATGTCATAGCTACCAGCAAGATTAGGTCGTGTGCTCTTGGCTATCTCCATCTCTGTGACCAAGTGATCGAGAAATATGTTAAAGGTCTTGACCCTGAAGAATCGGTTGAGCTTGCTCATGGTCATGCTCTTGTTGATCCACGATCCCAGATAGTATTCAGTCATGAGATCATAACGCTCAAGATTCTGTCCGACTATGCTGTCCACACCAACATTGTAACCCTGCCCCGGGCTGATCACTGCGATGTTGTTGTTACGATTGCGCCATATCATGATCATGGTATCAGCAAAATCCTGATAGCGTTCTTCTGGATAACCAACGATCCAGTTGGTGTATGCTTCCACACCTGTAGCAGCACCGTCGCGAAAGTTCTGCTCCATGTCAGCCACGGTTGCGCCCTTGTCCATAGCATCTAACACTCGCTGGCTACCGCTTTCGCAACCGTAGTTTAGTGCTACACATCCGCTGGCTGCTAGATCCTTATAGTAGTCAAGATCCATGCGGCCATCACAGCGAGCATATCCCGTCCAGTGTATCTTCATGTCGCTGGCTATAACACCCTTGCAGAAAGCACGCAATTCCTTGACATTGCCGTTGACCAAGCTGTCAATAAACCAAAAGGCATTGATGCCGTGCTGATCATATAAGTGCGCAACTTCGCGCAGTATGCTACTGGCTTGTCGCTGCCTGTAGAGATAAAAATGTGTTTCTTCGCAGAAAGTGCATTTGGCAGTACAACCTCTGCTAAGTTCGCTGTTGACGCCGTTTGGTATGTCATATAGGCTGAGATCAAAGAAGCTGTAGTCTGGTATAGGCAGCTTGTCAATGTCTATTCGCTCATTGTCTGGTTGTCGCAGAGTCATGGGTGTATCGTGGCTCGCACCCTGTTCAATGTCGTCTAACAGACCCAACAGCAGGTTCTCACCTTCGCCATTGATCACATAGTCGTATTCTGGTTCAGGTTGATAGTAGCTGTAGTGCGTGCTTGATCCGCCAACTACTATCTTGATGTTGGGCCAACGCCGTTTGATCTCAGTGCTAAGCCATCTAGTTGGGGCGAGATTGCAATAGTAAATGGTAAAGCCAATCACATCTGGCTTGAGCTGCTCTATGCGTTCAAGCGTTGACGCTAACAGCGGTAGCATGTGCGCATGCAGGTCTGTGAAGTACTGTGGTGCTATCCAATGCCAGTCTCGCATACCGTCCCAGGGATCATAATCTAATCCTGCCCAACCCTGCAGGTAGCTCTTGCGAGCAGCCGCATTGATATCCCAGATATGCGTCTCATAGCCTGCTGCTCTGGTCACTGATCCGAGACGTGCAAGGTTGTAGGGCGGAAACTTGTGTGCCCATTCTGGCAGTAGCATCAACAGCAGCTTGGTATTGCGTGTTGCTGGTTTAACTTCTACTGGGGTGAGGTTTTTCTGTGCGTTTGCTTTGGCATAGGGTGCGATCGCTTCCAGCATTACTTGATGGCGATCGGTAGTGGTATACCTGGACGCAGCGCGATCTAACTTACCAAATTGTTTCATCATGCATTATGCAACATGAATCGGTCCTAACACAAATAACAGATTTGATTGTGCGTAACAGTGACATAATAATTAATAGCATTGTTATTCGCTAATGAGTATCGAGAGACAGAGGTTAACACATGGCTACACCATACGACAATATAGTTGCGTTGATCAAACCGCGAGACACTACGATCGCCGGATTGAAATACTTCCCCGATCTCGAACCAGAGGTCAGTAACGACAGAGACGGTCCATTGGACCTGGATTGGCTGCATCAAGAGGTTAGCGACTGCAACCTGGTAGTGGTCAGGCAAGCAGTGAGCACACTGGGCAAAGGCTTAACAGCAGCCATGGAGATAGGCGTAAACCGTAACGGTGAACGCAGCATGAGCAGGGTCATAATGGATCAGCGCCCAGAAGGTAGTTTTTATCTAGGTATCGACATAGAAGACAAGAGCTACTTAGATGACGCCGACAACAATACCTGGACCATACGCTGCAGCAGTGATAACAGGTCGGCAGTGCTGGGCAAGCTGCAAGAGCGGGGTGTCGAAAAGCTAGACCTCATCATGATAGATGGTTGGCACAGCGTTAACATGTGCGTGAACGATTGGCACTACACAGAACTGCTGTCAGACCACGGCATGGTGATACTGCATGACACCAACAAGCATCCGGGCTGTGTTGCGCTGTTTGACGCAGTTGACGAAGACCTATGGGTTAAAGAACGATTCTGTACAAATAACGACTACGGAATAGCAACATTCAAACGGAGAGCTTGATGCCGATAACTGAAGCGCTGTTGCGCAGCCCTATAGGGTATAACATGGATGTATTAGCCGAACGGCTCAATCATGTCAAGGACCTTGTTGATCTCAACAGCTGGCGCACCATATTGGACATTGGTGCCATGGATGGCTGGGAAGGCACTAACATGGCCAAGGTCTTTCCCGACGCACGCATATATGCGTTTGAAGCGTCTAGGCAAAATTGCGAACGCTGCACCAAGACCTATATGGTACAGCCTTATGCTGTGCGCAGCAGGATTGGACTTAGCAACATTGCGCTGAGTGACACAACTGGATGGTTGCAGTTCTGGGCAGTAGACGAAGAAAAAGCAAAACAAGTCAAGGACAAGGTTAACTGGGGTATGGGCAGCATGCTCAAGCTCACTGACCCTGACATGTGGCCCTGGGAACACAACGCACAGGTAGCAGTGGACGTCATGGGCTATCGCATAGACGATTGGTGCAAGGAAGCCAAGATAGAGACTGTTGATGCGATCTGGATGGATGTGCAGGGTGCAGAGCTCAAGGTGCTGCAAGGTGCCGGAGAACGCATCAAAGACGTGCAGGTCATAATGACCGAAGCGGGCGTGGAAGCTTATTACGAAGGCCACACGCTCAAGCCAGAGATAGACAGTTTCCTGGCAGACAACGGATTCGTTGAAATTGAATCGGCCAGGCAGCAGGCCCATCGATTTGAAGTCAACGCAATATATGTGAATACCAGATTTGTGCAGAAAATTGACAATGCGCAAGCGGCGGTAGTAGCATAAGACTAACGATCTAGGAGGATCAAACACAATGTGGAAATGGTTAAAAGAGCTGTTCGGGGTCTACGAGGCCAAGGTCGAAACAGCAGTGGTAGCTGAAGTTAAGTCAGTTGCTGCCAAGGTGGAGACTGCAGCAGTTGCCGTGGTCACTAAAGTAGAAGACAAGGCTACAGCCGCAGTTGCCAAAGCTGAGAAAGCCGTAGAAGACCGGCTAGCAAAGGCTGCAGCACCCACAGCTAAGAAAGCTGCAACGCCTCGGGCACCAAAGGCGCCTAAAACTACCGAAACTGCTGTAAAAAAGACAGCAAAATCAAAGAGCAAGTCTGCTTGATTCTGTAAGCAGTGTCAGCGACGCTGACACTGCTTATTCTCTTGAATAATCCCAAAATACTTAATAACAAAGTGGTACTGTAATGCTGAACTTTACACGCAATCTCAAGATGTATTTGTTCAAAGATCGTAATACGGTCACGCTGAGCATCAAGGTCAGCGACTGCTTTGCACAAAGCTACGATTTCCCTGATGCACAGTTTGAAGAGATACTAGCCATGTGGCGAGAGCCCAATGGCGCAGATCTACGAGTAAACAACCAACACTGGCACTTTTGCCACAAGCATCGCACGCCTCGTCCAGAAAGCGCACCTGCTAGCTATGTGCGGATATCTGTGCATGCCAACAACGTGTCGTCTCACTATAGAGTAGACTTCCAAGACATGGTAGAGCTAGGGCAAGAATATTTCTTCCAGAAGCATAATCGCATGCACTGGGACCCAGCGTAAGCACTAAACTCAGCTAAAAACTCTTGAATATCAACTGACTCGACCGGCAGATTCTGGTTGACAGCTTGTTATACTGTGCTATTGTAAGATATAAACAAAGCGCAGGAGCACACGATGAACTCATTGGATCAGCGCATGAACGAGGGGATTGACCGTTTGATCGCCCTCTTGGAAGAGATCAAGCAAACGCAGGGCAGCTATACAAAGAAAGCAATCACAGTTGCTGATGTAGCAGTCCAGGCTGAGAACTATGCAGAGTACTGGCAAGAGAAGATTGCAGATTGGGCCAGCGATTAGGTTGACAGGCTGCTAAAGTATGCTATTGTAACGATATAAAGCAAGGAGCAAAAGCAATGCGTAATCTTACTGCTTACCTGGACCAAAAGAACCGTTGGAACAGCATCTTTGGCAAGCCAGCACTGCAATATCCCAAAGACCGTAAGGACATCCTCGACATGCTCGAGTGTGATCTTAGCCCGGAAAACCTCACTTGCGACGGCGAGCTGCGCGGTGCAGCACTGATGAAAAAAGCCAAGCTGCTGCGTGCAGCACTGGCAGAATGCGCATAAAACGCCGTTGAAATTCAGGTTGACAGCTGGCAATAGTGTGCTATTGTAGCTGTATAGAGCAAGAGGAGCCCAGCAGATGACTTACACGTATGATGAGCAGATTGTTAGCGACCTCCACAAAGACGCACACGGGTACCGTCCTACCAGCTTGTTTTGGATCGACTGGAACAACGGTTCCCCCAGCTATAAACAGAAAATGTGGGACGACCTGCTTGCGGATCTTGATGTCGAGCTGGAGCGCGAGTGTGCCGAGCAGGCCTTGGCTGTGTTCAGCTATGAGACCCAGATTGCCAAGAACATTGCGCTGGGTGCAGGTTCTCGTGCTGCGGCCATCAAGTGGATCCTGCAGGGTATGAACCTCACTGCAAACGATCTGTGCTACGGTGGTAGCTATGTTTGCTACGAGCTGGGTTTGCCCTACAGCATGGCTCACGAATTCAATGATATCTGCGAAGATATGTTTGCGATTGTAAACGCAGACACTGACCGCGAGTTTGACGGAGTTGACATTGCAGCCTGAAACCTTAAGACTGATCAAGTTGATCGCCAAGAACACTGCCCAGCTGCTTGGTTTGATGGCAGTGGGCGCTGCATACATTGAAATGATGTTCTGGTTGACTCCGCTCATGTCAGCAGCAATTACAGCTGCAATCATGCTAGTATTTGCCGGTTATATAGTGTATCATGTGAGCAAGGACCAACTGGCAGCGCAGTTGCTGAACGAAAAACGTATAGCTGACCGACTGTCGCGAGAGGACTAACATGTGTTCAATGCATTTGGAGAAAGCTTATCTCAGCACTACCAATTACGGTAGCAAGGGCAAGAAGCTGGCCAACACCAAGAGCCTGCGCGAAAGCACTGCCAAGCACGAAGCGTGGTTGCGCAAGCAAGGGTTGCACCCAGAACAACGCGATCTCAAGCGTGCAGCCACTGGCAAGGAAAAGATGGCCTTGCCCAACTATCGCGAGGGCCTGCGCAACGATGTGCCTCTGAGCAACAACATTGGCAATGGTTTCAAGACAGGCGTCATGGCCAACCTGCATAAAGAAACTCCGGAGGTTCAGGCTGCTATCATGGAAAAGGCATCGCGCTGCATGCCCCTTTATAACAAGGGCGGTTATCAATACGCCACACCAGACACTGACATGACCACAGTGGGTAGCAGGAGTCGGAGAGGTTGATGGTCAATTTGGTATGGCACACTGAGCCGGGTCGAGACAAGTCCGAAGTAGAGGCGCTGATATGGAAAGACCTTGACAGCTCAGTCTATACTGACATGCTGCATACCCCAAGCTGTGTGATTGCTCACACAGTATTCCTCGGACCAAGCATGGATCAAGGGCCTGTGGTTCACCTGTGGGGCAAGCCCGGTGATGATGAGAACCTACACTGCGAATGGGCAGATGACGTTAAGTGGGTATCTGTCGGGAACGACGACATTGATATGATCACGTCAATGATCAAGCGACAACAGTAGGAGAAAGCAAACCATGAAAAAATATATCACTTGGCAACGTGCATGGGTCGTGTTGATGGCCATGTGGGTTGTAGTTGTGATCTGTCAGTTGATGTTGTCTTTTGCACCCAGGGATGACAGCGACAGCCCCACAGCACGCAGTGGTATGCTGGTGCTCACGGATCACCTCACAGGTTGCCAATATCTTGCCACAGCACGTGGCGGCATCACACCTCGTTGGACTCGCGACGGTGAGCAGGTCTGCAAATGAGCAAGCGCAAGAAGGTTGATGAGCAGCCAGAGGTGACTGATGACAGCTATCATTCTGTTGTCTATGAGATAGATCTACCAAAGGACTGCCGCAAAACATTTACGGCAGAAGAAAAATCTCAGTTACGACCTATCGCAGAAACGCTGGCTATGCTGGATGGCAATGCGTTCTTTGGTAACGACATTGGGAACGGTGTGGAATGGTACGAACAATATCTATCAGAGGCCTGGGAAGTGTGGAACGGGCACGGTGGGTTAGATGGTTGGGCAGGGCTAACCAGCTGGGGACGAGAACAACGACTGCGTGAAACCAATCCAGCTGTGATGGAGCTCTGGGATCAGTATCAGACCCTGCTCAAGCTGGTGCGCGATGAAGGTTAAGATCTTTGGTGCCCAAGTGTTTGAAAGCAAGTGGGTACCCAAGCCCCGAGGTTGGATAGCACACATGTTCCTCTGTGACGGTCAGGTGGCTGTGCATGCTGCTTGGTACGACCAGGGTTATTGTCATGCAGCTGTGTACGATCATCACACTGTGCCCAAGACACTGGTGTTAGATTGGTGCCAGACACACGTGCCAAATGACCATATAATACATCCAAGTGGGGCAGTATTGTTCCAAGACAGCCATGCTGCTGTGAAATTTAGAGAGGAATTTTCGTGAGCGACAATGTAGTACAGAAACCCTATCAATGGCTGGCCTGGTTGGCAACTGCTGTTGTACTAGCAGCAGCTTGCTTGGCCAGTTTCGTGCCCAACTTGTATCTGCATCATTACTTCTTTATCATTGGCAATGCCATGTGGATCTTGGTAGGGGTGTCATGGAAAGAAAAAAGCCTATTGTGGTTTAACATAGGCCTGACCTTGATATATATCATTGGGTTGTTATTCAAATAGGAGAACACTGATGTCAGTGATCAGCACCAAAGACTACGGACAGCGTACCATCAAGGTCAAGAACACTCGCAACGACGCTGTGGTTGACGCAGTGCTGGACAGCGTGGCACGCGATGGCAAGACCATCACCATATTCTTGGCCAGGACCAAGATCATAATGAACAAGGTACCTGGTAAACCGGGACTGTGGATTGCCAACCAACTGGGCATGGAATTGACTGCGTATTACACGCCGTAACAACTATAAGTAATGGTGGACCAAGACGGAACACCATATGAACAAGCTACTTGCAGCGCTGTTGCTGCTACTGATGACAACTGTTGCACTGGCCTGGGACCAAACGCCGCCTCATCCCGTGGCAGAATGTGCCAAGGATGCGCCACTTGGACTACCCAGTACCAAGCCAGGGCAGTCAGTGATCTGCAGATTTGCCTATGTGCTGAGTCACGATCCAGTGGCCAAGATACCCAGCTGGGTGGCCTACACACTAACACCAGACGAGGGTGTGGGATGCATACCTCGCACCAATGCATTTGCAGCTGATGCTAGCGTTCCCAAGGGACAGCGTGCTGAGCTAGACGACTATGCTAAAAGTGGCTATGACATAGGCCACCTAGCCAATGCAGCAGACATGGCATTTGATCCCACAGCCATGCAGGAAAGCTTCTTGCTCACCAACATGAGTCCACAGCTGCCGGGATTGAATCGCGGCATATGGAAAGTGCTGGAAAGCAGTGAACGTGCCTGGGCCTACAGCACCAAGCATACCTACACCATATATGCAGGCAACATTTGGTCAGCTACTAGCAAGACCATTGGTGCCAATCAAGTGGTAGTACCAGACTATGTGTACAAGATAGTAATAGATGACGTCACTGGCGAAGTGCAAGCATTTTTATTCCCGCACCGAGAAGGACAAGGAACCGATCTCAACGTGGTGCTAAGCACTGTTGCACAGATAGAACAGCTTAGCAGCATCGTGTTCCCTGTGCCAGCCGGTGTTGATAAGCATAGCAAGCCCGCAGCAGTGTGGCCAGCAGATCTCAAGGCAGTGGCTGATGCCAAGAAAGCCAAGTGCAAATGAACAGGTGATCTCCGTGACGCCAAAGCCACCATAAGGTGGCACACGGATTGAGACAGCGTCGGGTTTAAGTACCCGGCGCTTTTTTTGTGGTATCACTGAGAATATACTGATTATCTCTGCTTAAATTAGAAAAAACTCGATCCAACGTATGTAATATTGGTGCGGTTTGATTAGATTTAAAAAGATCGTATGCTTGTATAGAATCCGATTTATTCATAAATTTCCTAGACATGATGTCGCATGAGTTTGCACATTTAGCTAGAGTACATAGCATAGGTTCACGAGACCAATCCCAGGAAAATGGATCTGATAGATTGTAGTTACCAAAGCGTTTACTAATACTACACGACCCGCCGGTTACATTGCCATCGGCCGATATCTGTAACTTGTCTATGTTTATCCAGCATTCCCAATTTTGAAAGTCATTTAATTGTAGATTAATAATATTATCAATAGTGATAGGATCAATGTATTCGCTGGCAACCGGATCATAAAATTTAAATCTAATTGGATTAGTACTACGTCTATTGTCACTGGCTGCTGTCCATCGATTTTTAGTTTTTTCTACATTAAACGTATTCCAGTTATCTATCCAACGACGTTGGTCCAAACTGTAATCTTGCAATGCGTCCGAGCCCAAAATAATTTGTACAGGTTTGGCAAATATTCCACATGCAGCACCGTGTAGTGTTAAAAAATCACATGCTGCAACTGCTGCATCCCAATGCGCAATATCCATTAATACTGATATGTATACCATAACACCATTGTTAGCACAGGCTAAGGAATTTTTTAATATCAACTCTAGATCACAATGGGCCACATGAATACTAAAATCTACCTCGTCAACATTGTAGCTTAATTGTTCCCAAAATCTAGTAGTCCTTGATCCGTTAGTTGTCATTCTGATATGGCTAGCAGGGTCGTTTTCTTTGATGTGTTTGATAAATTCGTCTAAATTTGGCATTATTGCCGGTTCGCCACCAAACAGATTGTATACACGAGTGGTCTTATCTTTTGTATTTTGTATTATAGCATCTACCAGATTGAGCAGTTTTGTATGATCTGCCCATCCTCCAGAATAGTTAAATGGGTGACAATAGGAACATCGATAATTGCAAGTATTGCCTATCGACATATCAATTAGAAGAACGCTTTCGTTACCGTCTAGGACGACCAACTGAGAAAATCTATCATCTATGTTCATATGATATTTATTTGGATCATTTTCAATAATACAAAATTTAATACACTCTGCTACATGCTTTTAGTAACCTAGCTAGCCTGCAGGCTAAATATCTATACAGTAGATGGAGTATAGTATCATGGAACTAGTAGACGGTATGAAGGTTTTCTTAGCCTCAAATTTTACCTTGTACCTCAAGACTCATGGCGCGCACTGGAATGTTACTGGCATGTTCTTCCAAAGCCTGCATGCGCTGTTCCAAGAACAATACGACGACCTGCAGGAACAAACTGACGCCATTGCCGAAAAGATTCGCGAGTTAGATCACTTTGCACCTGCCAGCCTGGCCGAATATCAACGTACCAGCATAGTAGATGACTTTGAAGGTGTGTTGGATGCCAAGGGTTATCTAGAACGCTTGCTCATGGACAACGAGCGCATGATCATATTCCTCAACAAGCTGTTTGTGATCGCCGAAGGTGCTAACAATCAAGCCATCATGAACTACATCGCAGAGCGTCTTGACCAGCATGCTAAGAACCGTTGGAAACTGCGCACCAGCCTCAATAGTTACCAGGGCTGATCTAGACGACCGTCGCAGTGTGCTGTATAATTGGCACATGAGCGCAGATAGCAAATACCTGATCAATTACCTCTGCTACTATGAACCCATGGACAAGATCTGGGGGTGGCTACAGCCTGATGTGCCTGCTACAGTGTATCGTGATCGTAGCGGCTACGGAATAAGGCATTGGAACCCAAAAAAGGCCTATGCATTCTGGGGAGTGACCGGCAAGACTGTAAGCATCAAGGAGCATCACATTCACAACAAAGGCAGCATGCATCCTCTAGAGCTTCGCAAGATTGCCAATAAGTATGAAGTGATGACATCAGACGCGCTGTTGGAGCGTTGGCCCTTGTTCTGGGACCAACTGGAGCAGGCTATGATATTCCATAGGCTACGTGAGGAATGAAAATGAAATCAGCTGTTACGATCACAGACGCTGCACAAGCGCACATTGCACAGATACTGTCTGGTAACCAAGGCCAGCACTTGCGCATCAGCATCAGCAACAAGGGTTGTAGCGGTCACAAGTATGAATATGCGCTGCGCGACTGGGACGACCGTGAACGTTTTGATGAAGTGATTGATTGGCCCAATGGTCGACTGGTGATAGAAAGCAAGAGCTTGATGGGCTTGCTGGGCAGCGTGCTGGACCTCAAGACCACACAGTTTGAATCGCAGCTGGTCTGGGCTAACCCGCTGGCTGTGAATGCCTGCGGTTGCGGTGAATCATTCCAATTGGTGACAGATGTTCACGCCAATCACTGATCACCTGTGGACCACGCAACTTTGGTACGGCGCATATACTCATGTGGTTGATATACAGTGTGACAGTAATATGCCAATGGATCCAGTTGATTGGGCCCGCTGCTATTGCAAAGGTAGGCACAGGACCTACAGCACATATGTTCGTTCATCTGCGCTACCGCGCAAGCGCAGCAGTGTGCGACTCTATACCAGAGGCTCTGACTACAAGCTGATATTAGCCACTTGGGGCGACCGAATCACCATGGTACGCACACCAATGAATGACACTGTTGAAGCAGAACTGTTGAGTGGAATCACTCTAAACATACGCGACACACTCTATTGGAATCGCTATAGGTATGCTGTGCATTTCTATTGCAAGGCAGGTCCTAAATCCGGTTTGAGAAAATGGGTAGAAAACAGCCTGGGCAAAGACAAGCGAGCAGTTAGGCTGGGACGTGGCCATTTCCATCCAATACTTTATCTCAGAGACGACAGCGACCTAGTCATGGTGCGCATGTCGGAGCCTGATATGATCACCAGTATCTCTAAGATCTATACTCATGATGAACTAGTGCAGGCCGTGCGATAAATATCTTGCAGTCTTTGCAGGAAAACCATGACCACACCAATCTGGATAACAGCATCCAATCTCGGCGTATATAGCGAGACCTACAGTTTCAATGTCAATCCGCTAGTTGTAGCGTGGTCGGGACCTGGCAATACCACGGTGTCGCAGATCAATGGCAGCTTGCAAGATGGATTGTCGTGGATAGTGTTTGGCAGCAACGTTGAAGTGATAGGCGAAAGCTCTTTGACAATTGAAAGCACGCTGCGTGAGATAACTTGGCGACTTACTGCACCAAATGGATCAGTAGCTGACCGGACGTATCAACTGCGCATAGACCCTGTGATTAACCCTCCTGATTGGACAGGACAGCTGCAGTTTTTGGGCTATGCAGCCAGTGCCGGTACTAGCACCTATACGGTCACAGCACACACTGATACTGGCTTGCCAATTGTCTATACTATAGCTGCATTTGCACCGCCCACTGGCATCACTATCAACAGCACCACAGGTTTGATAACCTATGCTGCACCAACTGTTGTCACAGATCAGACCACGGCTTTCACAGTCAGAGCAACCACAGGCGCTGTGTACAGCGACTTAGCAGTGTCAATTGACTTGTTGACCGTACCGCATGCACCAGCCTGGGTCACTGATAGCGGGCTGCTGGCAATAGTGTTAGAGAATGACTTTGTTGAGATAACACTGGTAGCGTATGATAGCAGCGGGGCTGCTATCACCTATGCGATAGTTAGCAGCTCGCCTGCGTGCCCGTTCACGCTGACCACAACAGGACTGCTGTACGGGCTCACACCAACTGTGTATACCACCACTGTGTATCAATTCACAGTTAGTGCTACCAGCGCAAATGGCACTACCAATCAGACCATGGACATTATAGCTAGCCCAGTTACGATTGGTGCACTGCTGTATTGGACGTCTCAGGCCGACCTCGGCACTGTACTAGATGGTCAGTATGTCACGTTTGATTCCAGTGCTGCGTCCAGCAGAAGCGTGATCAATTACAGCATAGTTGGTGGCATATTGCCGCGAGGACTGATATTAGATAGGCAAAGCGGACTAATATCAGGTTACATGGAGTACCAGACCAGAGATCGATCGTATCTATTTGATATACAAGCAGTAGATACAGTACAGACCATCACCAGACGCTGCAGCATCACAGTTTTACACAGCACTCAATATCAGTACATGGGTATAACCATACCTATAGAAGGTAACCTCAAGGATCTGTATTACAACTACATAGGCGATACCATCAACAGTACCTGGGTACCTTACTCAAGCACCACTCCGCAAAGTGTGCTATACCAACCATATGTGCAGCTGATTAACGGTCTCAACTATGCTATCAACGATCCGGCTGCAGCCATATACTTTGCCAATCTGCATCTCAACACCACAGAGTTGATGATAGGGGCTACTACCAACGTAAACGTATCACCTACTACCACGCTGTTCTACAGTCCAATATTAGATGCAGAAGCTGGTGCGGCTAGCCAGTATCTGCCAGTTGATCAATCAGCAGCTGCTGTTCCTAGCACTGTGACTGTGCAGATGGGTTCTGTGACTGTCACTGTGACCCCGGGCGACACAGCATGGTTAGACACCGTGGTACCCGGTACTAAAGTACGACTGCAAAAGAACGGTTCGCCAAACATTTGGTTACAAGGTTCAGTCACACAGTATAACGGTTTATCGAGCATGACCATTAATGCCACCAATACCAGTGGCAGTGGCACGTACACAGGCTGGCAATTGTTGCTAGCAGATACATATCCTCCGTCGTTGGTTAACATACGCAATGATCTGATAGCTGGACTGGGCTGGGTCACAGACGGTCAAGGCACAGGGGCACAGCTGCTACCGCTGGTCGATCCTACCACCACCGCAGTGATTGGAGCAGAGATAGTAAACACAGGCACAGGTTATATCTACGGTCCCACTCTCACTGTGGTAGGCGCCGGTAATGGCGCGATACTGGGTGCTAACCTCAGCGTGACCAGTGCCAGCATACACTATGGCGGCACAGGCTGGCAAGTAGGTGACACTGTGCAGCTGGACCAACCGGCACTCACACCAGCAGTGGTTACTGTAGCATCCATTAATTCGCAAGGCGCTATCACAGCTCTAACTGTTACAGATGGTGGCGAGTATGCAAGCTTCCCTGCAGGCGACCAGCTGTTGACCAATGGAGTAGGTGTGCCAGCTAAGATAGACTTCAATCTGGGTATAGGCAATGTCTGGGTAGCAGTTGGCGGCAGCAACTACGCAGTTAATGGCACCACCATCAGCACTGTGGGCACAGAACTACTACCCGACTGGCAAACCACATGGCAACCGTATCTGGGCATGGGCACTGTGTTCACAGAATACGGCGATAATGTTGTTGGTAACGAAACCGCCGCAGTCACGTCGGAGATTTACTATCAACGCTGGCCGTTCCAGCATGCTATATTAGAACTGCAAGGCATTAACTGGACTGGCGATACCACATTTGATGATACTTACACGTCGTTTGACGGAGGTGCTACGTTCTGGGCAGAATGGCTAGAACCCCGAGACACACTGTTTGATCAGGATCTAACACTGTTTAACCAGGCTAATACCAGATTTGATGACGACTACGGTCTCTGGCAAGAAGCAGCGTATTATGCCTGGGGCAGCACACTGTTTGATCAAGAGTTTACTATTTTTGACCTTTATAGCACCATATTTGACCAAGGTCCGACACCAACGCACAGCATCACGCTGCTGCGCAGGCTGCTGAGAATCATAGGACAAGAGATTAGTGGTCACAACCCAGTGAGCTAGTAGTTCGTGCACAATAAATACTGCACAATCACAGTGGCGAACCATGGCATCCAACATAAACGTAAGCGTATCAGGCATCAATGTTAACTTCCCTGTACCGGGTATCAGCAATGATAGCGTGGGGTTCAGGACTAACTTTGGTAACATAGTAGCAGCATTGGACACTGCTGCTAGCGAGATCACGCAGCTACAGACCAGCATAAATGCAACTGGTCCAACAGGCGATACTGGCCCAGCAGGTGGACCAACAGGTGCCACAGGTGCTACTAGCACGGTTACTGGTCCTACTGGCGCAAGTGGATCAACAGGTCCTAGCGGCGTTACCGGTCCAACCGGACCTGCGATCATGGCCGGTGCTGTGATATTCCAACAGGCTAGCCCGGCCACTATCTGGATTGTTAACCATTATCTAGGCTATCAATATGTCAATGTAGAAGTAGCCAACCTATCAAACGTGGGAATAGACGGTAGCAGCTACACAGTCACATTCGTTAGTGACGATTCTCTCACTATACAATTTGCTAGTGGAACAGCAGGCTATGCTGCTGTAACATCTGGCGGCGGTTTACAAGGTCCGTCGGGTGGCACAGGTCCAACTGGTATCATAGGTCCAACTGGCCCTGCAGGCGGCCCCACGGGTGCGACCGGTCCCAGTTTAACAGGACCAACAGGCCCCGGCGTTGGGGCAACTGGGCCAACTGGCTATACTGGTGTTGGTGATACTGGTCCCACTGGCTCAACCGGCGCACCCGGTACTGCAGTGAATACAGGCGCCACTGGCGCTAGCGGTGTCACTGGATCAACTGGAGCAACTGGCCCACAAGGACCACAAGGTATACAAGGTTTGCGCGGGTTCACTGGTGCTACTGGTGCTACTGGTGCTACTGGTGCTACTGGTGCTACTGGTGCTACTGGTGCTACGGGTG